AAGTACCACTACCAATCTATCCAGCCAAGCCAACGGGTGCGCAGCTAGAGATGTTCAAGCAGGCCAAGGCTATGATCAAGACAGACATCCTTGTCCAGCTGGTGCGAGCAGTAAACGGCTCTCCCGGTAGAGTAATCGCCCTACGGGAGCACCCAGAGTTTCTTTGCGATTACGCTTTTGTAAAAGAGCCCTCGGAAAGTTCCATTCAGGCCGCAATGCGGTGGGCGCTTGGTGACCACGAGGATGCTCGCGCTGTTACAATAGTTTCAACACTAGAAAAAATATTTAAGGGTAAGGTGAGGGAAGTTGCCGTTTCAAAGAATTAGTAGTTCAACTCCAGTAAAGCATCCAGTTCTGGGACCATTTGATAGTGAACTGGACATTTTGCGTCGCAAAAGGTTTGAGGAACAGGAGCGCAAACGCGCACCAAGAATCCAGGTAGACCAGGTAATTACGCTCAACTCTTGGTTGATCGGTGTTCTTATTGCGTTTGTGGCTTCAGCTGTGGTGTCGTTCAATGGCATCACATCAGTGGCTGCGTTTGTGGGACTGTCTAATGCGTGGATGGCGTACCTGTTTTTCTTCTTTATAGAGCTCATCTACTTGTTGTTCCTGGTCGCTTACTTGCTTCTGGAGTCGCGTGAAAACGAAAGCTCCGGTGGCGCTTTGGCGGGAATGATATTCTTCGCAACAATTGCCGTGCTAGCTAACGGTTTCCACACTTTCGACTACTGGGAGTGGGACTTCGCGGAGCCACGCGCATGGGCTGGTGTTGTGCTTTCAGTTTCCGCACCAATTGCAATCATATCGGCCAGCAAGCTCGCAAGCCGCGTAATTTTTGCTCGGCCGCTAGTTGATTAACGAGACTGTAGAAGTTTTTGAGCCTTGGCACGAAGTATCGCTTAGCGAGCTGTCGGGTAGAACTCAGATGGGTCAGGCCGCAAAGCTCGGCTTGACTCACGGTTGGGTTGTCAAGGTTGCTAAGACAAAATCCCGCACGGTAAAAGCGCACTCCGGCAAGGAGACCATCGAGGACAACTTCTGGGTCGGTGGGGCTAAGCCGAACTTCGAAAAGCCTGACCGCGTGTTCCTGGTGAACAAAATGTATATGAAGAAAAACATGGAGCACTGCGACTTTCTTGAATTGAAAAAGTTCATTCTAGAAAATTAGATGTAGTATGTTTCCATGAACATAAACTACGTCATGGCAATTGATCCGGGCAAAGCTACCGGCGTTTGCATCGGTCGATATTCGATCCAGGACCCACTTCAGGTTATCTTTACCGAGATCGTTAGCGGTGGCACCTACGGGTTTGCCGAGTGGTTGTTCAAAACCCAAGACGGCAAGACCATCATTGAGAATGATTGCTCTTACAACCTCCCCGAAGAGTACGAAGAGATCGACTACCACCTTGACGTGGTGTGTGAAAACTTCAAACTTCGAGGTGGCAACTTCATTCCAGACCTAGAGCCATTGCGGATCGAGGGAGTCGTGATGGATCACTTTGGCAACATTGTGAACTGGCACTCTCCGGCCGACAAGTCTATGGTCGGTGACGACTTCCTCAAGAAGCACGGTCTATGGCTGACCGGCAAGGACGTTGACCACGAGGACGCTCGCGACGCGAACGACGCAACTATTCACCTATTTGCGCACGCAATGCGGATACGGCATATCCCCACACTTGAGGCATACTGGCGGTAGTCAAGCGCATACAAATTGCAGCGCACTTCGGCTCTGTGACGCCGATCGCGGAGCTTTTCGACAGCACTTAGGTATGAATTGTATACAGATAATTTTATGTGCATACGAACAGAATGTGGCTCTAAGAGCATCCATATATATATAAAAACGTGTGTTTATGTTTGTATGGACAGAATGGCGTGTCGCAACATCAAAACTCTGACCGCGGATAATATGGTGGCATTGAGTGATATGGAGATGCAATGAACCAAAGAGTTGAAGAAGCGTGGACTGAATACCAGTTTGGCAAGATGGTTGACCCTGTGCACAGATATGAGCACGACGACAAGGCAATTTTCAACGCCGGTTGGGAAGCGGCCCAAAAGAAGCCGAACCCTGCACATAGGGAATCGGTCTGGGTCTCAGTCCCCGTCGCAATCGAGGACGACCCAGAGCAGTAGGCTATACAACAAAAAGCCCCGGTTGCCCGGGGCTTTTTGCTTTAGGGGGAATCACCAGCCTTTCGGTCTATACGGACTTAGGCTCTCTGTCGTACTGAAGTACGGACGTAAGTAGTGACATAAGTGTTGCTAGTGCTGCGACACCCAGGGTTTGAGCAAAGTCAATATCAATAATTGACAACGCTGCGCTCGCCGTAATTACACCGAGCATTGTCTGTGCGAAAGTTTTCAACGCACGTTCTGTTGCATAAGCGTGAAACTGCTTAATCTTTTCCATCGGGATTTTCCTTCCATAGTTTTGTATCTTCGTATGCTGCGAAACCAGTATACGCGGTCAGCACGATGCTGATCAAAGACACTCCACCAATAACCATCTGCGATCCGACCTGGGTATCCGTCAGATAAGTGATCGCACCAAAGACAATCATGCCCGCACCGAGAGTGTACGATGCGTAGATGAGCCTGCGACGATGCTTCCAGCTGGGCATTAGTATCCCGGCTTCTTCTTGGGTTTCTTTTTACCTGGCATTTTCACAACGCTGACATCTTGGGTCGCAATCGCAACAACCGTTCATTGACATGATTCGCAATTTAGTGCCTCCATAGGGTCGAGTGGGACCGAATATCCGTCTACAAAGTCATTTTCATTCATTATTCCATTTTACCATTTCGAGTGCTACTTTAATGTTTCGTGATAGGCTCATGAATTATGAAAATACTAGCCTGGGATATCGAGCTCACACCGATGACGGTTTACTCCTGGTCGCTCTGGCCAAACTTCATTCCGATTCAGCAGATACAAAAAACCCAAGAGGTCATGTGCTTTGGCGCACGGTGGTACGGCGAGAAGAACGTGGAGTTCAAGTCCACACACCACCACAGCAAGAAGGAAATGCTCGAAAGCATTCACGCTCTACTCGACGAGGCCGATGCGGTCATGTCCTGGAACGGCCAGTCGTTTGATACCAAGCACATCAACCGTGAGTTTCTGGAGGCGGGTATGCAACCGCCCTCTCCGTACAAAGAGATAGACCTAATGCGCGTCACCAAGAGCCGGTTCAAAATGGCGTCCAACAAGCTCGATCACGTTTCTCAAATCCTCGGCGTGGGCAAGAAGGTGCCACACGAGGGCTTCCAGCTCTGGCTTGACTGCATGGCGGGCGATGAGAAAGCCTGGAAGAAGATGAAGCAGTACCAGTTGCAAGATGTCAACCTGCTAATAGACCTATACGACAAACTATTACCGTGGATAAAGAACCACCCGAACGTCGGCGTCGGATTAGAGGTGCCGGTCTGCACGAACTGTGGCAGCGATAACATCAAGCGTCGTGGCTACGAGACTTTGAACACTGGGAAGTACCAGAAGTTCCAGTGCAACAACTGTGGCAAGTGGATGCGTGGCAAGACCTCCGTGGCCTCTTCGGAGATGCGGGCGTTGTGAGCCGGGCAATCTGCCTAGAGTGTGGAACCTTGATGGTGTCTACACATCGGCACGACTTAGTGCGGTGCGAATGCGGTAAGTCCTTCCTCGATGGCGGAGACGATTACTTCCGTGCGGGTGGTTACACCGTCGGCATTCCGGAGGACAAGGAAAGCATGACAGCCGAGGAGTTCTGGGCCTATTTAGACGACTTGGATGAGGAATGAGCGCCGAAACTTACAACACCCTCATAGCGGCCATCAGCGCCCATGTGGGGCAAGAGATGGGCGAAGAGGTATCCTTGGTCAAGGACTGGGTTCTCGTGGCTTCAGTGAGCGATATAGACTCTCGTGAGGGCAGAGAAGAGATTGTACTACACCGCTCTCCCGAGACGACATTATATGCCGTGAGCGGGCTGCTGCGCTGGGGTGAATCCACCATAGCGCCAGAGTATTACGGCGACTAAACCCCGTAAAGCTGGTTCAACAG